CAAATATATTCAATCAGACAAAGATATTATTAAGCTTAGTTTAACGATTGATTACCACTCAGCAAATTCAAATTATCTTGAAGATATTATTAGAACAATTCACAGCCGTAATTTTATCATTAAGAATATGATTGATATGCTTAAATTCCAATCAGGAGACTATTAATAAATAGGAATATACAATGAATAAAGGTGAACGATCAGTGTGGGATAAACTTTTAGAATGGGGCTGGAAACTAGAGTCTAACCGTCAGTGGGAAGATACACAAGCTACCCTTACTGAACAAGCTCTTGACCGTGCTGCAGAAGCAGAACCAAAGGTCATTGATGTAATGGCTGATGATACAGACCCAAACGAAGTTACTATCGAAAACGCATACAAAACAAGATGGATATGGTATCATACTATATTAGCGATCGGCATCTTTTTCACAAATATTCTACTAACTGCAATACTTGTAATATTGGCGGTTAAACTATAATGAGCGAACAGATAACGATCGAGCCAATTAATTCGGTTCATATGAAAATTGTCGCAGACAGTGGCACACTCATGGAATTATCTGAGCACTTTAGTTTTAGGCCTGAAGGTTATCAATTCGTTCCTGCTTATAAGAATAGAATGTGGGATGGTATTATTAGACTATTCCAACCTATGAGACCAACTATCTACGTTGGCCTTTACCCACACATTAAAAAATTCTGTGACGATCGTGGATATTTCTTATCTGCTCCAGATCATATAGGATTAGACGAGGATTTTGATGATGACTACCCTGTACAACTCGCTAAAGAAATCAATTGTAAATTTCTACCAAGAGACTATCAAAACGACTATGTCCTTAACGCTTTGCGTAAGCGTAGATCTTTATCTCTATCACCGACATCATCTGGTAAGTCTTTAATAATCTATTTGATTCAACAACACTACTTCCAAGCTTTTGGCCATCGTACATTAATTATCGTTCCAACTATCTCATTAGTACATCAAATGAAAGGTGACTTTGTAGATTATGGTTGTGACGAAAACGATATCTATACTATTCAAGGTGGTGTTGATAAAAACACAAGCTCACCGATTGTTATCTCAACATGGCAGTCACTAGTAAAATTAGGAAAAGATTGGTTCGACCAATTTGCAGTTGTACTTGGAGATGAAGCACATACGTTTCAATCTAAAAGTTTAACTACTATTATGGAAAAGTTAACAGACTGTGAGTATCGTCATGGATTTACTGGTACACTGAAATCAGCTGAAAGTAAAACACATCGGCTTGTATTAGAAGGTTGCTTTGGCGAAGTCAAACGATTTGTGAATACAAAAGAACTCATGGATAAAGGAACCGTTGCTGATTTTAAAGTGAAGGCGATCGTACTATCCCATAGTGTCGAAACCCGCAAGAAGTTTAAAGATGCGCTCAAGAATTTAGATGGCACAAAGAAATGGCCAGCTGAACGAGAGTTTATTGTTAATAATGAAAAGAGAAATCTTTTTATAAGAAATTTGTTATGGTCTCTAAAGGGACAGAACAACCTAGTTCTGTTTGATTTAGTTGAAAAACATGGTAAGGTGCTTGAACCGATGCTTCGCAAGGAAGGTCGTGTACTACATTTTATCTACGGTGGTACTAAAGGCACCGAACGAGAAGAAATTAGACACTTAATAGAAAATGACCCAGAGAAGCGACATGACATACTTGCTTCCTACGGAGTATTCTCTACGGGTGTTAATTTGAAAAGATTGGATAATGTGATATTTGCTACTGGCTCAAAATCTGAAATTAAGGTGCTACAATCAATTGGTAGAACTTTAAGGAAGGCTGAGGACTCGGAGCAAGCTACTCTATATGATATAACGGACGACCTATCGGTCGGCTCTTTCGAGAACTACACGTTGAAGCATTTTAAGAAGCGAATTGAAATCTACGGAACAGAACAATTTGCATACAAGATTTATACTATAGAGGTTTGATTAGTACAACTATTATGTGCCTTAAAGGTTGATAACCTTATTATACCATACTTCGTACCATTTGTCAACTGTTTTTTTCATTTATTTTCATTTAATTTAACAAGATAAAATAAGTGTTGACAAACCCTCAAAAGTGTGTTATAATTATACCTTTAAAGAATTGAGAAACATAACCCTATAGAGCTTATACCTTTATAGAATAAACATTAAAAGGATTCAATAATGGCGAGAAAACGCAACTACGTGAACAATCCTGATTTGCTTGCAGCATTAGTAGCATACAGAACACTATGTAACGACGCTGAAGCTTCAGGAGAAAAAGCCCCACAAGTACCTGAATACATTGGAAAGTGCATTCTATTGATTGGCACAAGGCTAGCAACCAAACCAAACTTTTCAGGCTACTCATATAAAGAAGAAATGATATCAGACGGAATTGAGAATTGCTTACAGTACCTTCACAATTTTGATCCTGAGAAATCCCAAAACCCATTTGCATATTTTACACAGATTATTTGGTTTGCATTTCTAAGACGAATACAAAAAGAGAAGAAGCAAACCTATATCAAGTTTAAAGCATCACAAAACATGCTAACTCAAAGCATCCTTGCTGATACTGGCGAAGGCCCTACTATCACAATGAACGAACCGCCCGAGTATATAAGCAGATTTATAGATGACTTTGAAAAGAAATTTAAGAAGCAACCACCATCCGAGACAAAACCGGAAGAAAAGTAATGAAGAAGATTTTGATTTTTGGTCTGCCAGGATCTGGTAAGAGTTATCTTGCTGAACCATTGGCAAAAGAGCTTGGAGGTGTTTGGATAAACGCTGACCAGGTAAGAGAACAATATGACGACTGGGATTTTAGTGATGAAGGTCGTATGAGACAAGCATTGAGAATGAAGTTCCTATCGGAAGGTGTAGTTCGAGCTGGTAAGTTTGCTATTACAGACTTTGTTTGTCCGTTTGAGAAAGCTCGTGTTGATTTTGCACCAGACTATTCAGTTTGGATGGATACAATTAAAGAAGGTCGTTTTGAAGATACTAATAAGATCTTTGAGAAGCCAACTTCAGTAGATCACATTGTACATACATTTAGACCTGATGTGCATGTTACTACGGCTGCAATTATTAGAGCTACTTTTAAGTTAGACACGGAAGATTAATGAGTGAGAGAGTAACAAAAGCGAGACACTTAGCGAAAGCAGTGACATGGAGATTTATAGCAAGTATTACAACAGCCTTAATAGCCTTATACTTTGGATTACCAACTAAGGCAGTCGGTGCAGTATTTCTTGCTGATATAGTTATTAAGTTTGTATTATACTACGGCCACGAAAGGCTATGGTATAATCATATTAAATTTGGAGTAAAGGGAAATGATTAATCCAGAAGAATTCTTTGATTATAAAAAGCCAACGGTTCAGATGCTAGGCAGATGGCAGCCTTGGCATGATGGCCACACACAATTATTTAAAAAAGCCTTGACAATCACGGGACAAGTTGTTATAATGGTACGAGACGTTTTTAAATATGAAGGTGATGCTGGAGCAGGGCGTACAGCCAAACAGGACGATAATCCGTTTGGTATGATACAAACTATTGAAGGTATTGAAAATGGACTAAGAGAACATGGTTATGAAAATGGCCGTGAGTACTTAATTATAGAGGTGCCGAATATTGTTGACATTAGCTTTGGTCGTGGAGTAGGTTACACATTTACAGAACATGACCTTGGCGAAGATATCCATAAGATATCTGCAACATCTATTCGTGCACAAATGAGAGAAGAAGGTAAATTATGAAGTTAGTATACTACCCCGATCCTATTCTTAACAAAGAGCTAAAGGATTTTGATTTTGAAGAGGTCAAGCAAATATTTGAAGATGCTGCAGATCTAAAATCACAAATGGTTGATATGATGGTGAAGCGCAAAGGTATCGGCTTATCTGCTTGTCAAGTTGGTTTAGATATGAGATGCTTTGTTATGGGAGAATCAAAAGATACTGCTATTATGGTAATCAATCCTAAAGTTTTAGAGTTCGACAACGATACTGAACTTGAAGTTGAAGGTTGCTTGAGTTTCCCAGATGTATTCCTCCACGTTAAACGACCAAAAACTGTTCAGGCAGAATGGTTAGATGAGAATGGCGAAAAACAAAGTGGACTACTCGAAGGTTATGGTGCTCGATGCTTTATGCATGAGTTAGACCATCTCAACGGTGTAGTATATAAAGACCATGTTTCAAGAATGAAGTACGATCGTGCTCTTACAAAGAAAGCAAAAATTACAAAACAGCGCAACAAAATGTTAGCTACTATGCAGTGGGTTGACAACGTTAATAAACTTAGAGAAGAGCAGATGATTGAAACAGCCAAAAATAACAAGCTTGACTTAAGTACAAGCGAGGACTAATATGAAAATTGCAATCGTCACTGATCTACATTTCGGTGCAAGAGGAGACAGCCGTGTATTCCATGAAGTACAACGAAAATTCTTTGAGGAAGTATTCTTTCCTTATGTGGACGAACATAATATTACAACAGTATTCGATCTTGGTGATACCTTTGATCGCAGAAAGTATATCAACTATGTAAGCTTACAGCGTTGCCGAAGTTTCTTCTTCCAACACTTAGCAGACCGTGATATAGACTTCCATTGTTTAATTGGTAATCATGATATCTACTATACGAATACCAATGAAGTTAATAGCATGAATCTATTAACAAATGATTTCAAACAATTTAATTTGTATGAAGATAAAGCAGAACATCTTACAATTGGAAATACTACTTTCCTAATGCTTCCTTGGATCAATAAAGAGAATGCAGAATATAACCATAAGATGTTAGCCGAAAGTACAGCAGATGTTGTAATGGGCCACCTTGAAGTGAAAGGCTTTGAGATGCTTAAAGGTGTTCCATGTACTCATGGTACTGAAATGAATGTGTTTACTAATTTTGAAAATGTTTACTCTGGTCATTTCCACCATCCATCTAGGTATGGAAACATTGAATACCTTGGCGCACCTTACGAAATGACTTGGTCTGATTATAATGGTAGTCGTGGTTTCCACGTATTTGATACTGAAGATCGAAGCATGACTAAGATCGAAAATCCTAACCGTGTCTTTTACAAAATAGATTATGATGATTCTGATTGGACAGTTGATGATGTTGCTAACTACGATGTCGATATCTATAAAGATACTTTTGTAAAAGTTATTGTTAAAAACCGTACCAACGCTTATTTGTATGATCTCTTTATGAGTCGTATGAGTGAATGTGGTGCAGTCGATGTGAAAGCAATCGACGATAGTCTAAATTTGGAAAGTGCTGGTGTAGACGAGATACTAGATGAAACAAAAGATACTGGTGAAATATTGCATCAGTACATTGATAGTATTGAGACACAAGTTGACAAAGGACGAGTCAAGCAAGTAATTGATGACTTATATCATGAGGCCATTAATCTATAATGAGAATTACATTCAAAAAGATAAAGTATAAGAATATTTTATCAACGGGTAACACATTTACAACCATCGATTTTGATGCAAAACCGACCACTCTTGTTAGTGGCGCTAATGGCGCAGGAAAAAGCACACTGCTTGATGCTGTCGTTTATGGCTTATACGATAGACCTTTTCGTAAAGTCAATAAAGTACAGTTGATTAATACGATCAACACGAAAGAACTATTGGTAGAGTTATACTTTGCTGCCGGTGGTAAGAACTATATGATTAGACGAGGTATGAGACCAGCTGTATTTGAAATATGGCAAGACGGCTTGATGATTAACCAAGACGCTGCTAAGAAAGATTACCAACAATTCTTAGAGCAATCTATTCTTGGGATTAATTATAGATCATTCAATCAAATAGTTGTATTAGGCTCAGCTACCTATATTCCTTTTATGGAACTCAATGCAGGTCAGCGACGTATTATTATCGAAGACTTACTTGATATCCAAGTCTTTAGTACTATGGGAGTACTTGCTAAAAATACA